GTAAAACCTTTGACTTCTAGATGACCCATAACAATTTGTGCATCTGTATCTTTAATCATCTGCATTGTTTCATCTCTATTGTCATCACATATCCAAGGTAGAAATAACATTTTACAACCATCAAAATCTACTTCGGTTGCTTTTGTATAAATGTAAGGTTCATACTTACCATCGAAAGAAGTAAACAATGTATTCATACTGTTTATTTCATTTGTGTTTTTATAATAGGTATCATGATTACCGATTATAACATGTGTATCTACATCGTATCGACCTAACTTATATACAAAGTCATGTCTGAATTTATCTAGTGTTTTAAAGTTTATAAACTTTCTTCTATCTGTAATATCACCTAGATGAATACAATGTTTTATATTATGTTCTTTTAAATAAGGAAAGAACACATTATCATAAAATTTAAAAAAGTAATTATTAAATACTTCACTATCGTTTCTTGCACCGAAGTGAGTATCAGTAATTAATGCTATTTTCATTTAGTTCCTATCACTACATTATCTGTTTGTGTTGGGGTAGTATCATTCATCCATTCTTCTATTTGTGCCTTATGTGGTAAACATGTGTTGATGACATGATCCTGTCTTTTGAGTGCGTATTCTTTTTTCACTTGCCAGTCTTCGTACTTTCTCAATAAATCCATATGTTCTCTTGCCTTCTCAGGTTTAAGATAACCTAACGCATACAACACCTGATTGTATGAATGAGGTGTAAACATATTCCAGTCATTATTACAATTAATATCTTCAGATACTATCATTCTTTCTTGTGCTATGTCAATGATTTTTTGAACTTCTGCCGGCAAAACAGATTGAGATACATGTTCCCAGAAAGGTGTATCGGCATTACAGTTACAATAATGTAGTCTGATAAAGTTATAAACATTCTTCATTAAGTCTCTTATTTTAGAATTATAACTATCTTTTTGTTTATCTGCTTGTAAGTAATCACTTAAAAGTTTTGCTTGTAATAAACCTATACCTATTGCCGTTGCCTCTAAAGGTTCAAAGAAGTGTGATGATAATCCTATTGCAACTACATTTCTTTGCCATGTATTTTCATAATATCCTGCTTCAAATTTAAATCTTCTACCGATGTTAGGTGTGAAACCTAGTTTCTCTTCAATCTCTTTGATTGCCTCTTCTTCGGTAATAAATTTATCGTTGTATGCATAACCATTACCCATTCGTGTGTATGTAGGTATTCGCCACATCCAACCTGCATTCATTTTCTTTGCAGTAGTAAAACATCTATAATTATCTCCTTCATGAGGACATTGAAATGCGATTGCTGAGTTTACAAATAACTCATCTTGTTTTGATATAAAATTAAACTCTTTTATTTCGTTTACTAATATTCTTTTAAATCCTGATGCATCTACAAATAAATCACCTTCATATTCATTTTCATTTTTATTACTAATAACAGATTTAACATTACCATTATCGTGATAAGTTATCTCATCTATTGTATCGTCAAATAATATAACACCCACCTCTTTACATTGTTCTCGTAAAAATTCATTTAACTTAGCAGTATCAAAATGAAATTGATTAGGTAGACCATCTGAAACATCTATTTTTATATGTGGTTCTCTAAAGTTTTTAGGTATAGTATTTACTGCAGGTTCTCCATCTGCTAGAACACCATATAAAGAATAATCATCATCGTAGTGTTGCATAGATACATTTTGTCCTAATAAAGCATGAATATAATCACTACCATTCCAGTTTTCAAAATGAACACCATACTTAAATGTAGCATTACACTTTTGAACTATTTCTTTATGACTTAGTTTTAATAGTTTTCTAAACGAATTAAAATGCTCTGTACTACTTTCACCTACACCTACAATACCTATTTCAGGTGACCCTATACACATAATATTAATACCAGGTCTAAATTTTTTTAACAGAATAGATGCAAAAAGACCTGAATTACCTGCACCTAAAACCACTACTGTTTTCATTTGTTTATCTCCGATAATACATCATTGTGTGTATTTTGTTTTAAATTTTTATTTACTAAAATATCTAGTTCGATAAGTTTACTCATCAAGCGATTATCTAAACCCCATTTACTTATATAATTTTTATATGCTTGTTTATCTATAAGATTTAAACCATTCATTACTTGCATAAAGTTTAAATTACCATATAGTGCTTGAGGTTGTTGTATATTAAACTCTTCAGGCACAGGAGGTTTTCTACCCCATAGTTTTAACTTTTGTTTTAGACTTTTAGGTAAAGGTTTATACTTATATTCTTGCCAGAAAGGTGTATCTTCTCTACCTGTAACATAGTGCAATCGAATAAATTCAAATGCATTATAATAGAAGTCTTTCATTCTATCATTATACAAGTCTGCTATGAGTTCATCATTCTTATCAAACGCATGTAAATATTCTAATACATTTATTGTTTGTAATATACCTGTGCTTAATGCCGCCGCTTCCATAGGTTCAAAGAAACTAGATGCTATACCTATCGCTACAACATTTTTAATCCAACTCTTTTCTAAATGACCACTACGAAACTCTTTTATATTATTAACTACATCATCTTTTAAATCAAAACCTAAACCTCTTACTTCATCTAATGCTTTTTCAGGTGTGCAATATTGTGAACTGTAAACATAACCATTACCTGTTCTATCTTGTGTAGGTGCTTGCCAGAACCAACCACTCTGCATTGCTTTTGATAAAGTAAACATTCTAGGATTATCTAATGTTTTATATGGAAAGAATAATGCTCTATCAACAATTAACTGGTCTGAGTAATCTATGAAGTTAGGTTTGAATTGATTAATTAGTAAACCTTTAAAACCTGAACAATCAAAAAAGAAGTCTGCATGATATTCTTTGCTACCTATAAGACATCTCATATAACCTTGTTCATCATATTTAAAATCATTAATATAATCATCTATAATTTCTATATCAAACTCTGCACATTTTCTTTTGAGATAATCATTTAAGGCAAAGTTATTAAAATGAAATTGAGAAGGATATCCTACTGTATAACCTTCAGATTGTGATTGATTTTTATATGTGTCTATACCCTCACTTATTATACTAGCATACATTCCTAAATTATAACCTTGATTATGAATAGGTCTACCTGAAGTATATAAGTTGTCATCATCGTGTGTAACTTCTACATGATAACTATCTAAACTATGAATATATCTATGACCTGGGTATAACCAATCGTCAAACTGAACACCTGCTTTTAGTGTTGCTTTACTTTCTCTTATAAACTCTGCCTCATCTATTCTAGCATGTTGAATAAAATGCTGAACATGTTCCGTTGTACCTTCACCTACACCTAGAATAGGTGCTTTGCCTGATTGAATTATTTTGACATCAAAAGGACTATTTTTATAAAATCGTTTTATTAATATTGCTGACATTAAACCAGCAGAACCGGCACCCAATACAATAATATTCATAATTACTCCATAAACTCGTCTAAAGCACCTTCTTTTGATTGTTGCTCTGCAACTCGTTTATCATCTTTTGCTTTAGCGATTGCTTGTTCCTTATCTGTCGGTATTTGATTTTCTTGTAAGAATTGTAGATACTGATTTCTATATTCTGCATCATCGCCCTCTAAAGTTGTAACGGCATCTGACATCATCATTTCACCGATTAATTTTTGTTTCAATTCTGTTTGTTTCTTTTCTTTCTGTATTCTTCTCAAAAATGCGTAGTATATAATTTGTGTAAAGTATGCGAATGGATTTTGCGACTTGTCTGGATTGAAGTTATGTATATACATCAAACAGTTTTCTATGCCGTCTGATATCATATCATGCTTGTATGTATAGTTTATAAAGTTAGGTCTGTATGATAGATGCTGTGCAATCTTTAGAAAGCATTCACCTATATACTTTGTAACAGGTGGTTTTTCTTTCTTTTGCTTTTCTGCTTTATCTACCGCTTTTCGATATTCTATAAGAGCAACAAGAAACTCCTTGTTGTTTACATAATGCTCTTTTCGTGCTTTGGTTTTTGCCATGATTTCTCCATATTTCTTCTTGACACATCAATAAACCGTGTGTATAATCTACGGTGTAGTCCCTTCAAGAACAATACCTTTAGTGTACTGTTGGTTTCTTTCTCTTAGGTATTTCACCATTAAACTCTTCATGTTCTAGTTCTTTCATATGTTCGATTTCTTCCAGTATTCTAGCAAGGTTAGATATTTTTTGTTTATCATCGGTACCAGGTAACTGTCTGATATCTTCTTTTAATGCTTGTTCACTTTGTTTTGTTAACTGTTTATCTAATTCAATTTCTTCTTTTAATCTTAACTTCAAGGTCTCATAATATCTTATCATATCAGGTCTAGGTTCACTTATAGTTAGAACATCTTTTTTTCTAATATTAAATAGTTGAGTTTTCGCCATAGGTTCCCAAGGTCCGAAAGATACATTTTCGTACATTTTACCACTAAGTGGATTTTGTTGTGATATTCTTATCATCTTAATAGGTTCGTTTAAGGTAATGTAGTTGTCGTTTTCATTTGCCTTAACTGAACTAATCACGGTATCACCGTTAGAAAGTTTGATAAGTTTAACTGTCATTATCATATATTTATCTTTGTTGTTTTATAGTTAAATTTTTCTTCGTTATAAATCTTAATTCTTTCGATTGCATGTTCTAGTGTATAATTCTTATGTGCTTTCCATGTTAGGTCATCTGCAATATCAAATAACTTAGCACTTGTCTTTTTATCACCTAAACGCAAACCTCTACCGATACTTTGTAGATTTCTTATACGAGACTTACTAGGACTAGAAAAAATAATATTATGCAAGTTTCGTATATTAATACCAGTAGAGAAAGTACCGTAAGATGCGACAATAATTGCATCTTTTTCTTTTTCAGTAATTGCTCTAATTTTTTCTCGTTTATCAGCATTAACTCCACCATATACAAAGAATACTTTTCTATTCTTCTTTTTCTTTTCTATGATTTGCTCATATAATAATTTACCATGTTTTTCTACATACTGAAATAACAATAAAGTATTACCTTTTTGGTCTAGTGCTAAATTACTTATAAAATTATTTCTAGGTTCGAAACTACAGATAAAATCCATTTCTTCTTGATAAGTATATTTTTTTGTTTCTTGTTTTACTTTATCATTGTAGTTTAACATAATACAACTAATATCTAAGTTTGCTAGTTTACCTTCTTTCATAAGTTTTTTAGAAGTTGTAAACTGTCTTACTTCACCAAACAAACCTTCTAACATTAACGCATGTGTTTTACTGCCATCTAAAGTACCTGTAGTACCGTATCTCTTATCAGCATCTACGCATTTTTCCATTAGAGTTTTTAATGATGTTGCTTTAAACAAATGTGCTTCATCACCTATCACACATTTAATACCTTCATACCATGACTTCGGTAATTTATATACAGACTGCCATGTAGTAATTATAATTCTTTTGTCTGTTTCTTTATCACGACCTGAGTATATTCTATGACATTGATTTTCTACATCGCAACCATAATCTGCAAAGTCTTTATACATTTGTTCTACAAGTGAAGTAGTAGGCACTACAATTAGACATCTACCTTCAGTTGCTAGTTGTGTTAGACAATAAATGATGAGAGACTTACCAGATGCAGTAGGTGATAACATTACCATACGATTGTTATTAAGACCATCTAATACTGCATCAACCTGATAGTTTCTAGGATTGAATGGTAATTTTAAATCTGTAATTTCTTTTACAACATCTTCTATAGTAAACTTATTGCGATTAAGAATATCATCAAGACCAAGTAGTTCATAACCTCTCTCCTTACAAAACTCTTCTAACTTATGTGTCAATCCCACATACAAAGATTTATTCCACATATTGAATAATCTTATCTTACCATCCCACATACGATTTCTGTATGTAGGCATAAACTCTGCACCTGGTACTTTGAATGTAAAATATTCTGATAGTTCATATGTCATGCCTGTATCAGCACAATCAACTTTCATATAAACTTCATTGATTTTTTCTAGTATTATATAGTTATTATTCATCTAACATTAAACTCTGCTTTGTTGCTCCGCATTCAGGACATTTCCAATATTCAGGTATATCTTCATATTTGGTGCCCGGCGGCAGACCTGCGTTAGGGTCACCTTTTTCTTCATCATATATCTCTCCACATATAGAGCAAATATATTTACGATATTCCGTTTGTGAATTTATGCCATTCGATTGCATTCTTAATATCCCATCCTCTTGAATGAATACTACGCAAAACACTTTCTAAAAAAGATACAACCGTTTCATAATATGATATTCTGTCTTGCTTTTTAATTAAATCAAAATCACCTTGTAAATGTTCTTCCATTTCATTCTTTAAAGGTTTAGCACCTAGATATTGTTGCCAACCTAATTCTTTTAATTCTGTATCTGACATTTCACCACGATAATATCTCCACTTATGTCTTCTAAGTTTAAAGTATTCGCTTTGCTCTTTTCTAAGATTAAGTCTAACTGTTGAAAGTATTTCAATGTACTTAGCATGTAGATTAGGAACTAATGCCGCTTCTTTACCTAACTCAACATCGTTGATAGGTGCATCATTCTTCCACATCGTTTGTAATTTCTCTAGTTCTATCATTATTAATCCTTAAGGTTTAGTTATCACAATAGCACAAAGACTATTGTTTGTCAAGGCAAATCCTATTATAATTTAACGATTTCGTAAATATTATATTGAAAACTTGCCGCCGCAGTTAGGTATTGAAGACTTGTATCTGTAGTATCAAATCTTAATCCTTCTAGAGAGGTTGGGTATAAGTCTTTAAATCTTATTTCTAAGTTAGAGACATTGTTGCTATCGGTAATAGTCATAATTGCATCACTCATCGTTGGTGCAATCGGTAAATTTTTAGCAGTATTCGTGCCAGGAAATCTATCTTTATGTCTATTAATATATGCATCATAGTCTGCCGAGTTTTGTGCCGTACCTATATCTTTAATCCAATCATACAACTTTCTAAAGTTTTCCATATTCTCATCAACTAAAAAAGTTATATCTAAAGAACCAAACTCTACTTTATCGCCTGGTATATTTAAATCTTTTAGTCTTGTAAATTGTCTTGATTGTCCTAATTGAAGTGAAGGTATGTTTGCAGTTTGACAGGCAAACGATACATTTCTAATTCTGTTCATTGTGAAAACAAAATTATTAGGTTGCAGGTGATTTAGATTTGAAGGTGTATCACCTGTCCAGTTTGTTATGTTTGTGTTGTTTGTAAATACCATATTACTATTTATATGAGTTATGGAGGGCGATAGAACACCGCCCTCCTCAAACTATGCTTTACTCTTTATCTTCGTCTTCTTCATTTTGTTCATTATTTTCCCATTCAGTATCGTCTTCTTCATCGTCCTGAATGTCTAATATATCTTCGATGTTTTGGATTTTATTTTCAAGTTCTTCAAGTCTTTCATCTAAATCTTCAATCTTGTTTTTCTTCTCGTCTATTTCTGACATGAGTAACCTCTTGATAGAATTGTTTAGATTATAAAAAACTCACTTCGATACTATTTATTCTTATATTAACGGCATAATAAAAACTTCATAAAACTAAATACTAGTACCAGTTGTAGGAGGGTATCATAGACCCATTAACTATACTAGCAGGTGCCACCACGGCGTTTAATGCCTGTAAGAGATTAATAAGTGCAGGACAAGATATCGAGAATTGTAGTAAGCAACTCGGTAGGTGGTTTAGTGCGTGTACTGACATACAAAAACTTAAACAAGAAAATAATAATCCTACAGTCTTCGGTAAAGTTTTATACAAAGGTTCTATAGAGCAAGAGGCACTTAATCTACTTATTGCTCAAAAGAAAATTCAAGAACAAGAAAAAGAACTTCGAACTCTCATCACATATACCTATGGCGTAAAAGCATATGAAGAAATGCTACAAATGAGAAGAGACATAAGAGACCAACGAGAAAAAGCAATATGGAAACAAAGACGAATGAGAAAAGATATCTTTGAAGGATTTATGATACTATTATTGATTATTGCTATAGGTGGTCTTATTATATTCTTAGTCGCAGGTGCTTTAGGAAAACTTTAAATCACAAATAAAAAAGGGGGTCCGAAGACCCCCTCTAATGCAAAGTTTATTGCAATCTTTAAGATTACATCAAATTAGTTACTTTAACTAGTCTGTAGTAACTGTTTGAATCCGCTGAGATTGAAGTAAACGGATTAGCAACAATACCATATCTAGTTTTGAAACCAATTTTCGGTTGGAAAGTATTCTCACCAACTGCTCTCACCATTTGTAGTGGAACATATGGGCAGTAGAACAATCCACTATCGTATGGAGATGAACCTTTATAACCTACGCAGTAGTATTGGTTGCTATCTGAAGCATTTGCTGAATATGGATCAACATATACTTTGATTTTACCATTTAATGTTCCTGCGAAAGTGTTTCCAGTATCATCAACATTCAAGTTAGATTGTAATGCTGGAGCATAGTCTAGAACTCCTGCCATTGAAAGAGCAGATGCCACATCTGAAGAAGTGATGATAAAGTTACCTTTACCTCTTCTTGTGTCTTGTGCGATATGGTTCGCATCTCTTTCGATTTGGAATAAAAGACCTTTAAATCTTTCAACTGACCATCTTCCATTGGAATCTGTGTCTAAGTCAAAAGTACCGGCACTAGCAACTGCACCCGCTTGGGCACCTGCTTTTGCTGAAGTATAGATAGTTCTTACAACTTCTCTATTGATTTCAGCAAGAATTTCTGCAGAAAGAATATTTGCTAATTCTGTCTCTGCATCTAACCCATGAACTGCTTTCAAGTCTTGTGCAAGTTCAAGAGTGTATTCTGCCTTTAATGCTCTAGTTTTAGCAGTAACCGTAGTTTTCTCGATTGAGAATGCCATTTGGTTAAACTGACCACTATCACCCATAGAAACTGAACCATCTCCTAGTGCTTCACCGTTTGCGGTTGATGCCGCAGTACCTGAAGTATAAGGGGACTCAACTGGGTTTGAGTTAGCATGTGTGCCAACACCAGAAAAGTCTGTGTCTGCTTCGTTGAATAATGCTTCAGTACCACCTTGTGTACTAAATCTAGATTTCATCGCAAATATAAGACCAGTTGGACCAGTCATTGGTTGCACGCCACAAATGTCGTATGCAATCAAGTTAGGCATTGCTCGTCTTACAAGTGAGATAAGAATTGGGTCGAATTTCGCAACTCCACCAGTATCAGGCATCGCCGCCGCATCGTTGACAGGTGCTGCCTCTGTAAGTGTTGCTCTATCTTCCCTCATCGCTTTTTCTTGGTTTTCCAAGATAACAGTAGTAACCGCTTTTCTATAAGAATCCTTAATTTCTGGTAAATCAGGATGCTCTAGAACTGGTTGCCACTTACTTTGAAGGTTTTCTGTTAAAAACATCTTAGTTCTCCTCGTTTTTATTTTTACTTCTTATATTTATAATATTAGTTTGCCTTAGTGCTTTTGGAAATGAAAGATGCATATGCTTTCATATCACCCGATAAGTTGACTTCAGATTTCTCTTCGTTTTCCTCAGCAACTTCGGCGTCTTCGATTGGTTTGGCAACCTTTGGGAAGTAGGACTCTTTTATAGTCTTTAGTTCTTCCGCAAACTTATCATCATTCTCATATTGAATTCCTTCTGCAAGTGATTGAAACTTTTCTTTTTGTGTTTCTGCTAAATCACTTCCATGCTCTTTAATCATATCTGACTTCTTTTGCTCGTTGATTTCTTTAGAAGTGTTGACATTCTTTTCAATTTCTTCATTAAGTTTACCTTCTAATTCAGCAATTTTTTCTTGCTGAGAAGTTAGAACATCGTACTTATCTTCTGGTACATCAACATAATGCTCTTCGAATACTTTCTTCAAAGATACAATAAAGTCTTCTGTGATTTCTGTTTTAAGACCTTTTTCGATAGCAAGTTCGTTTTCTTTAGTCCATTGCTCAACAATGTAAGAAAGATAATCGTCAACTTTTTCTACCAAGTCTTCTTTAACTTTTTCAGTTTGCTCTGCAAGTTGATTGTCGTAATGCTCTTCTAACTCTACAACTTTTTCTGCTAGTTTTGAGTTAACTGCACTTTCAAAAATCGTTTTTGCTTTTGCTTTATACTCATCTGAAAGATTTTCGCCTTCAGTTAATGCATCTACATCTGCAGACATATCAACATCTTCTTTATTGTGTTTCATAGCATTCATAGGCATTTTGCCAGATGCCATGTTATGATAAGATGCCGCTAAGTCTTTTTTATTCATAGACATTAACTTCTTGCCGTACATAGCAACGATGTCTTGCTTAGTTTTCTTCATGGTTTCTTTCATTTCGTCATCCATGTCTTCTTCTTTAGCATCATCGTCTTCTTTGTCATCTTCTTTTTCATCAGAAACTTCATCATCTTCTTCTTTCATTTCTTCATCATCATGTTTCATCGCCGCAAGTTTCTTTTTCTTTTCTTTCATTTCTTCATCATCTTTAGCAGTTTCAACGATTTCATCTTTGTCTTCGTCTTCTTCAACTTCTTCTGCTTTTACTTTAGTTGCGCCAGGTTTGATTGATGGTTCACCTTTGTTTGCTTCCCCACCAGGTACTGCCGCTTTTTTAACTTTTTTAGATGCGTCTGGTCCTTTTGCTTGTTCTGGATCTGTTACTGCTGGACCTGTGTCTTCCATATCGCCATCTTCTTTATTCTTAGCGATTTTCTGCATAGGTTCTGCTTTTACACCAGATTTACCAGGAGCAGTTGCCTCTAAAAGTTCTCTGATTTTTTCTTCTACTGACATTTGATGTTACTCCCTATATTTAATTAGTAATTATATTTATGTTATTTCAGACTTTTAATGAAACTATCAAATACTGCTAGTTTCTTTTCTTCTAAGTCTGAAAGTTTAGTTTCAGTAAGTTGTTTTTTATAATTTGAGACAACTTCTTCTCTTACGATTCCGTTATCCCAAACCCACTCTTTACCTTCCATGACGCCATTTACAAACGCCTCTGGAGCAGATGGGTCCGCAACTATATCGGCGGCAGTCGCTAAATAGAAATCATTTTGAACCTCTTGTGCCTCTTTCTTAGGTTTAAGAGATCCCATTCCTCTAGAACTTACCCCCAAAGTAGCGCCTTCGTCCATCAAGTTTTTCACAATCTTACCATAAGGAGTATCCATTATCTTTGCTTTACCCATGACATTATCACCTTCCATAGAAAGGTCTTTAATCATGTGTGATACTCTTTCAAGATTGACTGTTGGTCCATCTGGATGTCCCAACTCACCAAACGCCCTGTTCTTAGATACAAACTCTTTATTGTACCTAGAGACTTCTCTTTCGATTACATTTTTAGGATAGATACGACCATTTTTATTCTTCACATTAGACTGCATAAAAACGCCTTCTATGAAGTAGTCTTTCTTCCCGTCTTTCTCTTCTCTGAGAAAGTTTACATCGTTAATTTCTTCTCTTATTAGTTTCATTAGATACCTGCATATCCTGTTAGTTTCTTTAACACTAAAATACAAGTGCCACTTCCTGTGCCTACAGTAACTTTGATATCTTCATCGCTATCAGAGTTTTCTAAAGCAGGCAGTATAAAGTGACCCGATGTGCCTACATTACCACTATCAAATCTGATAGTACCTGTAGTGGCACTCTCTACTGTTACATCTCCTGACCAAAAGATTTCTTTAATTCCTACAGTAGGTGATGATGCAGTTTGACTAGGCGCTCTGAAATTTGCTCCGTCTATATCAATAGTCGTATTCCCAGCACCTCCAGTTACACTAACCACATTGGTTGTTTTGGTAACCTTCAGAAATCGTTGTCCTATTGCCATCTTTTATCCTTTTATCTTTTACTACTATTATTTATAAAAAAATTCACTTTTATTCTTCATTATTGTCTTCTTCATCTTCAGGTGCCATACCACCTTTCTTACGATGCCACATTTTTATTTGTGGTTCAAGCATTCTTTTGGGATTGATTTCGAAATCATCTATCTTTTTAAACTTCTTAATTAGCATCTTTCGAATTTCTGCTTTATTCTTTGCTTTTATTATCAACTCCCCAATGCCTGGAATTTTAACTAAGAATCCTTGCTCTTGTTTTTCATCAAGTTCAACTTCTTCAGCAACTACATTAGCACCATAAAAATTCATTAAGTCTTTAGCAATATTATTTAAATCTTTACCTCTACCATCTACTTTAATTACCCCACCTGAAACTGCTACATTTAATCTTTGCTTTTTCAAATCAGAGATTGCTTTTTTTCTATTGTCCATATCTCTAATGGTAACTTTCATTTTTTTAAATTCTGTAATATCGTATTGTGCTTTAAGTTGTTTGTTTAGCATCTTATCTATTTGAGGTGTGCTTTTTCCAACTTGTGTTGCGTTACCCATTGAAGACTTACCAATAACTGCTCTTAAAAAGTCATTTACTTTTCCTTTAGGTCCTTTTACTCTAACTTGATTACCCATCAAGGCAGATTTTAATCCTAAACCTTTGGCACTTCTTGCTATCTGACTTGCAATCTTATTTACATCACCTTGTTTTACAAATATGTCTTGAACATCTTCAGCAACTTCTACTGCTTGTTCCCATATCTCTACTTCTTCTCCCATTACTGCTTTAAGACCTTTATCAAAATCTTTTTTGCTACGAGTAATAAGTTTTTGTAAATTTAATTTGTCTGATGGTTTTCTTAGTCTACCATAATAGTCTAAAATTCTTTTTGCATCTTGAGGTTTAATTTTTACTTTTTTACCATCGTCAAACTCTACAGGTTTCATACCTCTGAGAGATATTACTTTATATAGTTGCATGATGATGTTTTTATCTGCATCTTCATCACCATCGTCTGATCCTGCTTTACCTCGTACTTCTAAGATATCAAATACATTAGCAACTTCTTCTCCTACTAATTTAAGATAATCTTTTACAAGTTTTTCTGCATCTTTTTCTTTATTTACTGGTCTAGCATATTTTTCGCCATCAAAGTAAATAAAAAATTGTCTTCCCTTTTTAGTTAAAGTCATTTCGATATTTTTCTTACGACCGACTTTATCTGTCTTAACTACTTTTTCGCCAGGTCCGATTTTGACCTTTTCATAAAGTTCAATAGTTTTTTTGACCTGTGAAAGTGTAATTGACATTTATTCCTCTGTTTCTTCTTTATCTTTAAATAAATTTTTAGATACTTTTTCTTTTTGTTGTTCTAAAGCATCTGCTACTTTACTGTTCATGATTTTTTCGAATTTATCATTAGCGGCACTTAACTCTCCGTCTGATACATCGTTTATAAAATCTTTGATATTCTCTTCACTCATTAGAATTGCTCCTCGCCTTCTTCACCTTCTGGTGGTTGTTCTAGTTCAATCTCTTGCTTTATTTGATTATTTATGACTTCTATTTCGTCATCGGTAAGTTTTAAGATATTCTTTCTTACCCATGTTTGAGAGTAGAATTTAGGTTGTTCACCGTTTACAAACTCTAGTGTATCTCTCAATAATCCTATTCTTTCTCTTAATATCTCTTGATTTTTAAGTTCAGTAAACTGATTATCTTTTACAAAGTCATATCTAATATCTTGCTTGATAGTTTCCCAATCATCTTCAGACACAATACCTTTTAGTATTAATTGTGTTTTGAGTAAGTCATGAAATAACTCAGCAAATCTTTTTCTTAGTCTTTGAACAAACTTAGTAAATTTAAGTTCATCTCTATTAATCTCTGTTGCTCTACCTAGTTGAAAACCACTTTCAGGTTGCATTCTAGACTGTGGCACATTTAATGCTAAGAACATTTTCTTTTTAAAATATTCTACATCTTCGATTTCACCTAGGTTCTGACCTCCCCCTAGTGTAGTAATCTCAGTACCTCTGCCGCCTTCTCTTCTTGGCATCCAAAAGTCTTCTAGCATGTTCATGAATTTTCTATCGTCTTTTACTTCACCTGTATCACCATCATAGACAAGTTTATTTTTAAACTTAACCATTATATCATTAAGATATTGCTCTGCTTTTAATTTAGGTAAGTTACCTACATCTACATAGAATATTCTTCTTTCAGGTGCTCTTGCGATACGATAAACTACTAAAGCATCTTCCATCATTCTTAACTGATTGACAGGTTTGATTGCTTTGTGTAAATATCCTAATACAATATTATTGTTAGCATTGACTATACCACTAGGCACATAACATACACTATCTTTTGTTAATGCGATTGTATTCGCCGCCTTGATAGATATATTATTACCTATTTGTTTGCCTTCAGAATATAGAAAATATTCTTTGATTCCTGTTATAGTTTGTGTTCCTATTTCACCATCAGGTTTGCTTTTCTTAACTTCTCTAACAAACTTGATACTTCTAGGATCAATCAATCTAAGTTTTTGTATTCCCTCTTTTTGATTAGATGTATCAACGACTTTATGAAAATAAATTCTGCCGTCAACATACCATCTTTTAAATAGTTCATGAGACCTTTTATTAAAGTCTAAAAGACCCATGATAAATTTAAATTCTTCTTGTATCTGTTTTTTGATTTTATCTGAAAACTGAATATTATCAGTTATGATATTAATAGGAGCACCTTCTTCACTATCTGAAATAATTGCTTCATTAATAATATCATCAATAGCGGATTCACACTCAGGAAATAGTGCTATCTCACGATATCGTTTAATTAAATCGTGTTCGTTTTTTGCTGAATAGTCTTGATTAAGATAAGTGCCGTAAGCACCTCCCCCACCTATAGTCGATTGACCATCGTCCGGTGAAGGAAGAATTATGTCCTGCTTACTTAAACTCTTCTCTTCTTCATTTCCTCTTATCGTGAAACCGAATAATTTGAATGCCATGTTTTCTCCACTCTTAACATTAATATATCAGAAAAATGAAAAGTAAATTAGACAGTAGTATCGGTAGTTGTAGTACCACCAAGACTTCCACCTGTACTTTCAAAATACTGATATGTAAATTCACAAGTAAATTCTGCAACTGCATCATTAGTTCCAAAATCAAGAGCAATCGGTCCGATGTTAGTCGGATACGAATCCTTAATTATGTAAGACTTAATGATGGAATCATTTCTATCAAGTTGGTCAACTTGTAGGTCTACTAGATATTCTGCAGGAAATACTCTACCTCTATTAGTTTCTACATTGTTGATACCATTCTGCCATATTTCTAAAGCATCTCTGATAGCAAAAGATGTATCGTTGTAAATTGTTACTGTCCAAGGACTGAAGGTTCTTTCTCCTCCGAAGTTTACGATACGACCTCTGTAGTTAACTGGTGTGTTACCGATAGTTGAACCAGGAAGTTCAGCACCTTTACATAAAAACTCACTATCTCTACCAGCACTACCTGAGACTGCACCTGAAACATAAGAAGGAAAAGTTAGAGTAACTTTGAACTGATTTGCTCTGCTACCCCCTCCAATCATTCTAGATTTAAAATCTGAGATTGTTGCCATTTGTTTAACTCCTATTACTTATATTTATCTGTTATACGCCAGTCTCTTCGAAACTAATTCCAGTTCTTGTTGCTACAAATTTTAGAGTGATAAAGTTGATTGACCTTGCAGGTTTCACAAAAATGTCTGCTCTAAATTCATTTGCATCAATAACTGCCGCAGTATTATTAGTTGTATCACACACTACTTTAAAGTCTGTTAAACCTCGTCTTCCTTGAATATCTCTAAGGAAAGGTTCTACTAGATTTCTAAAGTTTGCTCTAGTGAATGTATCGTTAAATTCAAACAGTTGAAACTTCGCCGCAGTTGCTATTGCTTTTTCTAGAATAATGAAAAGTCTTCTTACATTAATTCTATCAAAGGCACTAGGTGCAGAAAGCATAGTTTTGTCTCCGAAGAGAACTGTGCCTTGCCCTGGGAATGATACAACTGGGTTAATTGCATTTTTATACAATGTATCTCTGTCTGCTTTGTCTGGACTGTATGCTAGTTTAACTGCATTTTTAATCTGACCTCTGTTAAATCCTGCTGGACTAAAGAAAGGATCAGCGACTAAATCAGTTCTTACTAGACATCCTGCTACATCTCCGTTTAATGGTACATATCTGAAGACATCGTTATATCTGTCAAACTGATATTTGTAACCACTATCCATTACTGCAAAAGATGAATTGATATTTTGCGTTGTTCTAAAGTCTTTAATATCAGTTGCAGGTGTTGATGATTG